TGATAGAGTGTTCGCTACATTTGACGGAAGTGCTGGTGGTGATTTATTCTTAACTGGTGGTCTTATCGATCTTAAAAATGACGGCGATGCTGTTTCACAAATAAAATTCTATTGTGAGAGTTCAAATGCTCATGCACAGACACTTATAGGGGCGCCACACGCTGAAACCGGTACAAACACTCTTACATTACCAAGTAGTGGTGGAGATTCAAAACTACTTTCAGCAACTTCAACTGCGACTGTCACAAACAAAACATTTACCTCACCAAAAATAAATGAAAACGTAGCATTGACTTCTACAGCTACTGAACTAAATTTACTAGATGGAGTTTCTGGATTAGTACAAGCAGACTTTACTAAATTAGCAGCGGTTGATGCAACTGCAGCTGAATTAAATATTTTAGACGACGCAACTCTTACAGTAGCTGAATTAAATATTCTAGATGCAAGTGCAGGTAATACAGCACTAGCTACTGACATTGCAAGTAGTGCAGGTGCTGGTACAACTAATACTGCTAAAATTAGTCACACTATTACATTAAATGCTAACTTAGCAGATGATGCAGTACATGCAGACATTGTAATTACAAACAATAAAGTTCTTGCAACATCAGTTGTTATGGCAAGTTCAAGTTTAAAAGTTGATGTTAAGATACATACTGTTGTGGCAGGATCATTTAAAGTATCAATAACCAATTTAACTGGTGGACAAATGGATGATGATTCAACGCTAATTGTAAATTATAGAGTCTTGTAAGGAAATAGAATGAAGCTTATAACAGAATACACAGAAAACGACGTAGAGTTCATTACCGAAGCCAAAGAAGGTGGCGGTAAGAACTATATGATTGAGGGTGTGTTTGCACAAGCCGAATCAAAAAATAGAAATGGACGTATATATCCACAGATGGTAATGGAAAAAGCTGTGGGCAAATACGTCAAAGATCAAGTAAATACTAAGAGATCAGTTGGAGAATTAAACCATCCCGATGGACCAACTGTGAACTTAGATAAGGTATCCCATCTTATTCAGCGTCTTAATATTGAAGGCAAGAATGTGATGGGTAAAGCACTTATCTTAGATACTCCAAACGGACAGATTGTTAAAGGTCTACTTGAAGGTGGTGTCAAACTAGGTGTTTCAACACGTGGTATGGGTAGCTTAGAGCAACGTAATGGCGCAATGTATGTAAAAGACGACTTTATTCTTAATACGGTAGATATCGTACAAGATCCATCAGCACCAGCAGCTTTTGTTAATGGTATAATGGAAGGTGTGGACTGGGTCTGGAATAACGGCATTATTGAAGCTCGAGTAATTGAAAAAATGGAGACCGAAATTAAAAAGGCTCCACGATCTGATCTTTATGAGGTACAGACTCGTGAGTTTAAAAATTTCCTCTCGTTAATGAAATAAATATATAGGAGTCAGAACATGACTGATCAAAATCAGGATGAAATGGCAAATGTTGACGAGAACGAAATCGTTTCTGAAGCATCACTGTCAGATGATCCAAAGAATGCGGAAACCGCTTCTGTAACAGGAGTTGCAGCTGCAGCTAACGTTACTACAAAGCAATCTCCGCCTAAAACTAAGGCTGGCATGATAAATGCCGTTATGTCTAAAATGCAGAATATGTCAAAAGCTAAACTGCAGGCTAGTTATGGTGGTATGGAAAAAATGATGATGCAGGCATACGAAGAAACCGAAGCTGTTGATGAAACAATATCAGAAGCAGAATACGATTTCTCAGGTGATCTCAATGCATTAGTCGAATCAGAAGCAACTCTTTCTGATGGATTCAAAGATAAAGCTGCAACTATTTTCGAAGCTGCTATTAAAAGCAAGCTTGGTGAAGAAATTGGCCGAATCGAAGAGTCTTATTCAGCAGAACTCGCAGAAGAAATTGCTAGTACTAAATCAGACCTTGTCGAGAAAATCGACAGCTACCTTAACTATGTGGTTGAAAATTGGATGAAAGAAAATCAGATTGCAATACAATCTGGTCTTAGAGCGGAAATTGCAGAAAACTTCATGAGTGGTCTTAAAGATCTATTCGTTGAGTCTTATGTCGATGTCCCAGAAGCCAAAGAAGACCTAGTAGACGACCTTGCTGAACAAGTTGAAGAACTTGAAGATGCATTAAACTCACAGACCGCTAAAAATATTGAAATGACTGAAGAGCTTGAATTGTTCCAACGTTATGAAGTTATCCGCGAGCATGCTCACGGTTTAGCAGAAACTGAAGTTGAAAAGCTAGCTAAATTAGCAGAAGACCTTGATTACATTGATGAAGAAACTTTCTCAGCGAAAGTGAAAACTATCAAAGATTCATACTTCACTAAAGAAGCTAAATCAGTAGAAGTTGGTGCAGACCTTGTAGAAGATACAGCAGATAATGCTGTTGAAGTTTCTTCTTCAATGGATGCATATCTTCAAGCCCTTAGAAAAACATCTTAAAGGAGAATTTAAAGATGCAAACATACGATCGTTTAGTCGAAAAATGGAACCCAGTTCTTTCAGAAGAATCAGCTGGAGCTATTAAAGACTCGCACAGAAGAAGCGTAACTGCTGTTGTGTTGGAAAACACAGAAAAAGCTCTACGTGAAGAACGTGCACAATCAAACTTCCTTACTGAGGCTGCTCCAGGCAATGCTACATCAAGTGCTGCTAACTGGGACCCAGTATTAATCTCACTCGTAAGACGTGCGATGCCTAATATGATGGCATATGACGTTTGCGGTGTACAACCAATGACTGGTCCAACAGGATTGATCTTCGCAATGAAATCTAGATTAGGCACAGGCTCAACAGCTACTGCTGAAGCTCTATTCAACGAAGCTCTTACAGGTCACTCAGGTGACTCATCTGTAACTGAAAACACTAATCCTTCAGGTCTATCTGGCATTGATGCTACTGCAGGTAATGTTGCTGGTGACTCCTCTCTTGACTCTGAAAGAGTTACAGGCGGAACTGCTGGTGGTATGTCAACAGCTAACGCTGAGGGTCTTGGATCTTCAGGACAAGGACCATCTTCTTCTTTCAATGAAATGGGTTTCACCATTGAAAAAGCAACTGTGACTGCAAAATCACGTGCTTTGAAAGCAGAATACAGCTTAGAACTTGCTCAAGATCTTAAAGCAATTCACGGCTTGGATGCTGAAACAGAACTAGCAAACATCTTATCAACTGAGATTCTTGCTGAAGTTAACCGAGAAGTAATCAGAACAATCAACAGCCAAGCTAAAACTGGTGCGTTGCAAGCTTCTACTGCTATTAACGGTATCTTCAACATGTCTACAGATGCTGATGGTCGTTGGTCTGTTGAAAAATTCAAGGGTCTTATCGTTCAAATCGAACGTGAGTCTAACGTAATTGCAAAAGAAACTAGACGTGGTAAAGGTAACTTCATCATCTGTTCATCAGATGTTGCTTCTGCTCTTGCTGCTTCTGGAATGTTGGATTATTCTCCAGCTCTTAGCACAAACTTGAATGTTGATGACACAGGAAACACATTCGCTGGTGTTCTTAATGGACGTACAAAAGTATACATCGATCCGTATTCATCTACTGATTACGTTAACGTTGGATACAAAGGTACTAACCCATACGACGCAGGTGTATTCTATTGCCCATACGTTCCATTAACTATGGTTCGTGCTGTTGGTGAAGATAACTTCCAGCCAAAAATTGGTTTCAAAACACGTTACGGCATGGTATCAAATCCATTCGTAGGTGCGACACCAGCTGACGGACTAGCTGCGGTTAAAACTAACCAATACTACCGTATCTTCAGAGTTGACAACATAATGGCTTAACTCTGGCCAACGTTACTTCATGTACTAATAGTGTAGTAATAAACTGGGAGAGCTTCGGCTCTCCCTTTTTTTATGTATAAATAGCTATGTTAAGGAGATATTAATATGGCGACTACTACTACATCAACACTTCAACCACCTAGTTTTTTACAGCCAACCGGTTATAAACTAGTTGTAAATAGAATTAGATTTCCTAACTTAGAATTCTTTGCTCAGAGTGTTAACCATCCTAGTATTAACTTAGCACCAGCTGTTGTGCCATTTCGTGGTGTAGATGCTGCATTTCCTGGCGATAAAATAGATTATACCGAACTAAATCTATTAGTTATGCTAGATGAGAAGATGCATATCTATGATGAAATGAGAACTTGGTTAGAAAACGCTGTATATAAAAACTTTTCAAATCCCAATCAAATAACAACTGGTAATCAAGATAGAACTGAATACGATATGAGTCTATTGATTCTTACGAGTGGCAATGTATTGGCACGAACTATCACATATAAAAGCGCATTTCCAACATTCATAGGCGATATAGAATTTGCATCAACTCCAGGCACATTACAATACGTATCATTTCCTATGACATTTAGATTCTCAGGTTTTAATTTTAGTTAACTTCCGGCTTCAAACATTCTCCAGCGAATCATATTACCAATTGTCTGATGTCTCCAATTGATATTATTGACTATTTCTTCAAGAGTTTCTACTAGTGTTTTCCAATAGAAGATCTTCTCTTCACTTTTCTGAATATCAGTATCAGAATCATAGAATCTTTCCATTTCACCTTTTAATATTTTAAGACCATTGAACGGATCAAATTCCCAGCCTCTTTCATCCATCTCTTCTTTGGTCATCTTTCCATTGTAATATAAGAACTTATCTTTGAGCAATATCTTCTGTGACATTTCAGCTCTCTTCAACTGCAGCTTTGAAGTAGCTCTTAACTCTAGGTATTTGGCATGAAGCATGGGAGTCACCCTAGAGGTTTCATCAAGTGATGCTTGAGATATCTTGCTATCTTCAGCCCACATTTCTAATATTGATTCTAAATTTAATTTCATAAGACTATTATAACACAATTAAATGACTTTGTACACTGTATATATACTATAATGAACGATAAAGTGATAATAGAAAAAAAGAATCATAGCGTATTACATGTACAATGTGATTTTGGTATTGCCAACGAACTAAGTGATTTCTTTTCATTCTTCGTACCTGGTTACAAATACATGCCTGCGTTTCGTAATAAAGTATGGGACGGCAAAATTCGCTTATTTAATGTACAAACAAATGAGTTGACAGCTGGTCTATATCCATTTGTAAAAGACTTTTGTGACAAACGTAATTATGAAGTAGAACTTTCAGATGAGAATAACTATGGTTCTCCGGATGAAACAGTTGAAGTAGATCCAAATAAGATAATGGATTTTGTCAAAGAACTCAATATACAATCTCGCGGTGAGCCTATTGCGATAAGAGATTATCAGTTCGATGCTATATGTCATGCCTTACACAACAAAAGATCCATACTACTGAGTCCAACTGGATCGGGTAAATCACTTATAATATACGTTCTAATTAAATACTATCTGGCTATGCTAAATAGTAACATACAGAAGGTGCTGATCATTGTACCTACTACGTCTTTAGTTGATCAGATGTACAGCGACTTTCAAGACTACGGCATGAATGTAGAAGATGGTTGCCATAAGATATATTCTGGTAAAGAAAAAATGACGAATGCCGGAACAGTGATATCAACGTGGCAGTCTATATACAAGCTGCCTAGTAAATGGTTCGAGCAATTCGGATGCGTCATTGGTGACGAGTGCCATGGATTTAAGTCTAAATCGCTGAATTCTATAATGAATAAAGCTCGAGATGCTGAATACAGGTTTGGTACAACTGGTACGTTAGATGGTACTCAGACTCATGAGCTCGTATTACAGGGCTTATTTGGTCGGATATATAATGTAACAACAACAAAAAAGCTGCAGGATAATGACACTCTTGCTAAATTACTTATCAACGTTGTAGTACTTAAATATAGCGAAGCGATACGTAAGAGCCGTGGTAAACAGACCTATCAAGATGAGATAGATTATATAGTACGGAACGAGAGTAGAAACAAATTTATTAAAACTCTTGCTACTACTCAAACTGGTAATACATTAGTATTATTTCAATTTGTAGAAAAACATGGTAAAGTGCTGCATGATTTAATACGTGATGATGTAGAAGAGGGAAGAAAAGTATTTTATGTAAGCGGAGAAACCGCTACGAGTGACAGGGAAGCAATTCGTGCTATCGTTGAATCTCAAAAGAATTCAATCATTGTAGCCAGTATGGGTACGTTTAGTACTGGT